ACTTAAATGCTTAGGCAATGCAGTTGTTCCACCAATACCAGAGCTTATCGGGAGAGCTATCAATGGACATAGATGAGTACGTCATTGCAGTTCGGGCGGCAGACTCTATGTCAAAGGCGTGGAGGTCAGATGTGGCAATACTATCTAACCTACAGGTCGTGAGACTAGATGAAGCGCAAGGCACCATACTCGAGATAGTAAGGTGGGATCTCTGATGGCAGATCAACGTGGTAAGCTAGACAAGGAAACCAGGGACCGACACTTTCCTGAATACAATGGCGGCAAAGGCAGCAAGCCGCGCAACTCAACTGCTCAATCCAGACAAGCGTATAAGGATGGATGGGATAGGATATTTGGTAAGAAGAAATGAGTAATAACAGTGCAGCTCAACGTAACAGGAAGATCAGGCAGGATGCCCTCAGGGAGCAGTTAGCCCAGCAATGTCACGAACAGCATGTTATTGAAATCATTAATGAATTGAGTGATTCTGATTTGGAGTTTGACTCTCTCATGATTCGGCGCAAGGAAGTTGCACTCAATGCGCACCTCAAGCTGATGGCTAAGTACATCCCGGACCTGAAATCACAAGAGCTAACAGGTGCCGATGGCGGTGACCTGGTCATTGCTGTTCAACGTAAGCGCTTCGATGGCGACGATTGAATATGTAATGAAGCCGCAAGGCAGGGTGCTCGAGGAGTTCGCTGACTGTCGGGCTAGAAACTCTTTCATCATGGGGCCGCTAGGCTCTGGCAAAACCGTCCAAGTAATCCTGAAGTTCCTAGAGCTGATGTGCGAGCAAGCGCCAGTCACTCGCAAGGCCCATCCAAACTATGGTGTACGGCTATCACGCATCATTGCCGCTCGTAACACCTACAGCGAACTATTCTCCACGACGATCAAAGACTGGCTCGAGGTCCACGGGGATCTGGGTGAGTTCAAGCAGGGCAACAAGGAACCGCCTACGCATCGCATCGAGTTTAAATTAGAGGACGGTACGACTGTGCGCAGCGAGGTCATCTTCATAGCCTTTGATCGACCCGATCACGTCAAGAAAGCACGAGGCATCCAGACTACATGGGTGTGGCTAAACGAGGCCAAGGAGCATTCAAAGAGCGTTGTGGACATGCTTGACCTGCGATGCGGTCGATACCCATCGATGAAGGAAGGTGTGCGCCCTACCCATTACGGAATGATAGGTGACTCCAATGCCCCGGATGAAGATCACTGGTATTACCGACTGGCCGAAGAAGATCGCCCGGAGGATTGGAAGTTCCATCGTCAACCCGGTGGTGTATATCGGGAAGGCGACGGATGGTATCTCAATGAGAAAGCAGAGAACCTGCATAACTTGCCCGAGGATTACTATCGGCGCGGACTACAGGGGAAAACAGATGATTGGATCAAGGTTAATCTCGCGAATGAGTACGGCTTTGTCTCGAGCGGTAAGCCGGTTCATCCACTTTACACTGACTCTATACATTGTCTTGGCGATCATTATCAGCCTAATAGTGACACTCCCGTTGTGCTTGGCTTTGACTTTGGTCGCACTCCCGCTTGCGCTTTTATCCAGCGCGATGCACTCGGTCGTTGGGTCTGTTTCGACGAATTCTGCATGACTGATTCCGGGGCTGTGGACTTTGCGCCCAGTCTCAAACGCTACATCGAGGCTAACTATCCGAAGTTCAAGTTTCGTGGTTGGGGCGATCCCTCGGGCGACAACAAGAACCAGGCTAACGCTGATACACCATTCAAGATTATGCGCGCTGCTGGCATACCTTGTACTCCTACGCTGACTAATGACCCAGCATTACGGAGAGCAGCTCTCGAGCTACCCATGAAGGAGCTGTGCATGGATGGCAAACCTCGATTCCTAATTAGCCCGAAGGCGAAGATGATTCGCAAAGGGTTGCAAGGTGGGTTCTGTTACCGGCGCATACAGGTATCGGGCGACAAGTACACCGATGAACCTGACAAGAACGAATACTCTCACCCGGTCGAGGCGCTCGAGTACGCATTGCAGGGCGAAGGTGAGGGACGCCAGGCCATCAGAACACAGCATGTTCAGCGACAACCGAGGCGAGCGGAGATGGCATTCGATGTATGGCGATGATGTGTACGTTGCATTCTGTATGGACGATGGGCACTGGTGGTCATGGATGCTGCACCCGACGATCAAGCACTGTTACACGGTCATGCCGCATCGAGGTGAATGGTATGCGTTCTCTAAGTCTACAGACGGTATTGAGCTGATGTTGGTCGAGAACATTTACGATGTAGTCGAGAACGATATTCTGGTAAAGTCTAGAGTACGCAAGCCTAGGCGCGGATTGTTTATGCTGAACACCTGCGTTGGGTATACGAAACAGATACTAGGAATCAACAAACCGTTCATTTGGACACCGTATCAACTGTATCGGTATTTGGAGAAACAGAATGTCGGGTAAGTTAAGACAGGTTGGGCGAGGCATTGAAGACATCCATCGCAAAGGCTTTAAGAAGATTGGCCGGATTGCCAGAGGCAAAAGCTTGCTCGGCGAACTTGGCGTCAAGAGCGATAGAAAGAGACGCAAGCCCGAAGATGTAATCGGCTATGACGGCACAAACTTCACACGTAACGGGCAGAAGACAACCCGTGACTCGTTAAGGATGGGATGATATGAAATCACCAAAGGCACCTAAGCCCACAGCACAGCAACTTGCTGTTGAACGTCGCCAATCATTGGCGCTGGACAAAGAGATCGAAGAGCAAGAGGAGCGTCAACGTGCCCTGGCTCGTGGTCAGCTTGGCACTCGCTCACTGTTAGGTGGCGTACCCCGTAGTCGTGCAGAGGCAGCGGGCGGTCGTGCAGGAGCGTCACCGGTTCGCACTATGCTAGGCGCTGGACGCGGTGCTGGACGTGTTACACCTCGCGGTATTGGAGGCTCACGATCAGGTCCATATAACGGCTCTATGCCACAACTTCGATAGGCAATCCTATGGCACTCCCTCCCCAGCTTGGTAACATCAAGGGTCTCAAAGATCGCGAAGCAAAAGCGTTCAAGTACGAGACCCAATGGCATGATCAGCTGACAGATGCGTATGAGTATTTCTTACCGCAGCGTAACCTGTTCAACACCGAGAACACCGGTCAAAAGAAGATGGATCGTATCTTCGATGCGACCTCATTGATCGCTATTCAGCAAGGTGCGAGCAAGCTGCAAGAGAACATTGCTCCGATCTGGTCACGCTGGGCTACCTTTCAGCCTACTGATGACATCCTAAAGCTGTTGGAAACGGGTGAGTTTGGCGTATCCGAAGAGGACATCCGCGCTAACCTGGACGAGCAGTGCGACTTGGTCTTTGATTACATCAATCGATCTAACTTCCACACACAGTTCTATGAGTGCGCCCTGGATATCCTGATCGGCACCGGCACGATGAAGATTGAAGAGACCGATGACGACACAAACCCTCTCTGCTTCCGGGCTATCCCACAGAAAGGCATCGCATTCGAGGAAGGTCCATACGGCACAGTCGAATCACACTGGCGTCGGTTCCAGGTTAAGGCACGATTGCTCGAGCGCATGTGGCGAGGCTTCAAGGCATCGGAGAAGATCAAGAACATGATCGAAAACTCTCCCGATGCTGAGGTAGGCGTGAGCGAAGGTGTCTTGTTTGACCCGAAGACCAAGAAGTATTACGGCGTTCTATGGGTGCAAAACGAGAACCGCATCTCATGGGAAGAGGATTTCGGAGAGACATCACCCTGGGTGACCGGTCGTTACACGAAAGTATCTGGTGAAGTGCGTGGTCGCGGTCCTGCAATGCAGTGTCTACCCGATGTGCGCTCGCTGAACAAAGTAAAGGAATTTGTACTCAAGAAGACAGCGCTTGATGTCTCTGGAATGTATACTGCGACCGACGATGGGGTGACCAATCCCTACAACATGACCATTGCACCAGGTGTTGTCATCCCCGTTGGCTCCAACAACACGAACAACCCATCAATCCAGCGCCTAGACACGGGGACTAACCTTGCACTGGCTCAGTTTGAGATCAATGAACTACAGCTCGCTATTAAGTTGGCGCTGTTTTCTGATCTTCGTGACCCAACTGGTCCTGTGCGCACTGCTACTGAGGTTGCTATCGAGCAGCGAGAGCTTGCCAAACGGATCGGGTCGGCATTTGGTAGACTCCAGACCGAGGTACTCATACCTGTCTTAAAGCGCGTGGTGGCGATTCTGACGCGACGTGGACTGATTGTTCCCATCGAGCTAGAAGGCCGTGACGTTAAGGTCAAGTTCACGTCTCCATTGGCTCGTGCACAAGACGGTGAAGACCTGTTAGCTGTTCAACAGGCCGTACAATTTGTATTGAACACAGCTGGTCCCGAGCAAGTGCAGATGGCGTACAAGACTGAAGACTTTGGAACCTGGGCGGCTACCAAAACAGGCATGCCGGCAGAGTTAGTGCGCTCTGACATGGAGAAGCAGCAAGTCATCATGGCCGGTGCTCAGGCATCTGCTGCACAAGCTGGGATGGACCCAGAAGCAATGGCCGCTGAGGCCGGAATAACAACGTAAAAACAAAGGAAAGCTATGAGCTGGGACACGATTGAGGGTGAGAACCCGAAGGCGCGTGAGCAGCAGGAAGCAGCCAGGGAGAGACAGGCCGAGTTATGTAAAGCATACGCTCGGTGTTTCAACACTGATGACGGGCAGAAGGTTATAGAAGACCTAACCCGTCGATTCCTGCTTGAAAACTCCACCGCATTGGAAAGTAACAACGTCGAATACGAGGCTGCCTATCACAATGGCGAGGCTGGCGTGATTCGCTTGATCATTCACTACATCCAGAACGCGGAGAAGCTATGAGCGAAGAAGAAGTTAAGAAACCCAAGCGCAAAGTTAAACCAAAATACGAAGTTGTGTGCGAGGAAACGGACCATCTGAAGGCAATCGGCTTTGATATGGCGTGGCTAGGTAACCTGGCTGACCAATATCAGTTTGATCAGTTCCAATACCTGCACAAGTTTCGCGCATTTCGATGCTACAAGGCCGGGCAACACGTCGATTGGATCGATGTCAACGACATTGCACTGCTAAATGGCAAGCGAAGGCTTGAAGACATACGTCTCAGGCATCAACCCCTAAGCCCTAAGCGGGCGATCATTCAATATCCTTGGAGATAAATCATGGAAGACCAGGCCGTAGAAACAAACGATACCCTGACATCGCTAGTCGGTGCTACTGAACCTACGTTAGCAGAGGGTGAATACTTCTTATCTGACAATATCAAAGGCATTGGCGATATGCCTGAGTGGTACAAGGCTGATAAGTACAAGTCAGTCGCTGAACAGGCGCGCGCATACACTGAGCTGGAGAAAAAGTTCGGTGGCTTTACCGGCGCACCCAAAGATGGCTACCAGCTGTATGACGGCGTCGAGTCTGACGATGCATTATGGGCAGAGCTGGTCGAGTTTGGCACCGCCAACAACATGAACCAGAGCGCTTTGCACCAGGCATGGGAGCTGCTGACTGCACAAGAGGAAGCAATCGAGCAGGTATCGGTCGAAGAAGAGATCGGCAAGCTGGGGCCGAACGCAAATGAGCGCATCACTACTGTCGAACAGATCATGCGGAACAACTTGGAACCGGAGCTGTATGAAAAGTACCGAGATGTTGTTACTAGCGCGATAATGATTGAGTTCATTGAAGACTTCTCTAAGTCAATGCGCCCTGCACAGCTACCGATCGATGGCTATGTCGAGCCCGGTGGTATCGAGTGGGCAGACATCGAGGCAGAGATGTTTAGGAAGGATGAGAACGGTAACTTGCTGCGCTCTGTCGACATGAATCATGAGCGTAAGATCCAGCGCATGATGAAAGAATTTGGTGGTGACAAACCTTACACTCAGACGTTTGGCTAACTTAAACAATTAGTGGTATCATCGCGAGATCGGATACCCCTTTTTTAAGGCCCGGTAGTTTTAGGTTGAAAGACTGACCGGCTACCGGGTACTCAGTCAGAAAACCTCTTAATCATTGTTATCAACTTTGACAACGAGGAGACTGAACCATGTCAAAGAATCTTTCGGCAGTTGCCGTACAAGAGTTTGACAGCATGGTGAAACAGGCATACCAGGGTATGGGAATGCTTAAGCCAGCTGTCACCGTTCGCAACAACGTTGTGGGCGACATCTACAAGTTCCGCCGTATGGGTAAGGGCTTGGCTAACCAAAAATCTACTTCTGATCTCGTCACTCCAATGGACGTTA